TTAATTCTATGACCTTGGACAAAGCAGCCAAGAATATTGAACTTCAAACTACAGAAGCTAGGATAGCGAAATTGGAGGGAAAATCATCTCTAAGGGCTCCTGTGCAGGGAAGAATTCAGGTGTCTAACGGAGGGGATCCCACTGCTGCCAAACAACAGCAGAGTTTAGCTGCTCCCGCACAATCTAGCGCGAATGGCGCATCCCTACTCAACGATCCAGCGATGAACCCTACAGGGGAACCCGTATTCGTTCCGGGCACTGTTCCTCCTGGAACATCTAGCGGGGATATATCCGACATGACCTCGGAAGTAAACGAGTACTACTCGGACGCGGAACCTCCATCCAGTGGTATAACAGCAGGTAAAGTCGCCTCCTTGGCTCTAGCAGCAGCAGGTTTATTAGTAGCGATTGCTAGTTTAGGCGCCGCTATAGATTCTGCCTCAAATATCATAGAAAAAAGAGCAAGAGGAGAACTTCCCAATCCAGCACTAAACTTTTCTGCAATGGACCTTGAAGAGCTTCCACCCTATAGTCAAGAGAAGATAATCGCCGCTATGGATACCGATGAAGAGCTTATCCAAACGCAAATTATAGCGCCTTTTGTAGAGAATCAAAGACTGTTAAAAACATTGAAGGCTCAAGCATCCGGAACCTTGGGTGATGTGGATCCTATTTTCGACTTAGACTTCGGTCCCCCAATCTCTACTAATAATCAATTTGTTTTGTCACGAGATGGGTTATATTACAATTCACGGACCTCGGATGTCCCCGTGATTCTTCCTGATCCGATAACCCCAGAGATGGCGAATCTTCAATATGCTTCTAACATTGGTGGTCGGGGCTTGTCGTTCACTGAGGAAGACGCAGAAAGTACAGTCGATTCAATTTTTGATTTAAATAGGGCATATGAGAAAGAAAACCCTAGGGTTGATTCGTTTATTAAGTATGATGATGTCGTTCAGCAGTTTAAAGATGATAAAATGTCGCATATGAGTGAGGTATCCGGATACATTGCCGAGGTTTTATCAAATGGATACGGTTCGACAGACGCTATCGTCCAGTCTTACACTGCGCAGCTAGGCGCTGTAGCGTCTGTATATGATAGTAAAATAAAGAAGCGCACCAGACAGCTTACAATCGCGGCTCTTTTCGGGAGGGACGCTTTTGTAGTAACAAATAGAACTCATCCTTTAGGAGAAGGCATGTTCTTTCAGTATGAAGCCCCGAGGGGAAAAGCTTTTGAGTATAAGTTACAGTACGATGACTTAACGGATGCGCTTAAAAGTTCAACCTTCTACACTTTAGAAGGTGGTCAAACAGTTCTGTATAATACCAAAACTAAAAAAATAATAGATTACCCTGATACTGACAATATTTTAGCGCTAGTAGGGTATTGGAAAGAAATCCCTCGAATTCCCATCAATGATTTTTCTTATCTAAAGCAGTCGGATATTCCCCTCCGCGTACAGAAAAAATTAACCTTATTTTCAGAGGATCTAGACACTATTATTGCACCATACCAAGCTAAATATGTCGTGGCTCCGGCGAACCAACCAATGGGGTCCATTGGTAATTTGGGTGTAGACCCCATTGGTTTAGGGGACTGGACACACCGACAAACCTCAGCCAGCCTAAGTGCCACCACTCCTTTATATAAATCCTTAACTGATGATATTGTGTCTGACGATTTATTAATTTGCTACAATTTTCTCGATCCCGACGCAGTAACACAACCCTCTGGAACTTTATACGCTTTGAATAACGCTGCGGAAGGTTCGGATCGCATGGACGGGAAATTAGTGGGCTACGATAAATCACTTGTGTTCCCCTCGGGAGTGGGACAGGCTTATTTTGGGGGGACTATTTTTGACGAACAAGCATCCATGAACACCACCTGGGAGGATATCAAAGGTTCATATGTGAGATTACCAAATTCAACCAAGAATTATAATATCCTACAGCCTAACCTTCCTTTCTATGGGGTAAGACCTCTGGACAACTTATTCTATAGCCAGGAAGGAGTAACGTTGGATTTTTGGGCTTACGTACCTAATGTCCATACGGACATGACTGATAATCATAGGTATAGACTAGTGTTAGCAAGCGAAAATAGTGGTCCCACATCCGCTCCTTTCATTACTGGTGCAACTCAATCTAATGTTAGTCAAGGGAAGGGTTTAACCGCAGGAGGGACTAATTTTTCTCGAACTATAGGTATGATAATGGGTTGGAGAGATAGAGGATCTCCCACAGACAGTGGGGCTTGGTATTCAAGTGGCTTAGAGTTTTGCATTGCGCCCACTGTAGGTCAGAATCAATCTTATGCGACTACGCCGGATACCACATGGGGTCACAGTGTATGCATTGCTGAAAAATGGGAACCGTCTGCCGGGGTTACCCCCCAACCTGACCAAATCACACAGGTGGGAATGTTCATCCCTAGCTCTATACTTACATCGAGTGGATTTGGGATTAAAGACGTTAGCTCGGCATACCATCACATTAATGTTTCTTTTGATTATAAAAGAAATAAAGTAGATTTTAATTTTGACGGTGAGTTACTTACAACTTCTTCCTTAAGCAATGTTTTTGGAGGAAACCCCGATGATACAGTTTTACCTACTGCCGTACATATGAAGTTAGAGGATGAATCCGCTGAAGTTTACTTTAACGATCCGATGACTGAGAGCTTTTTAGGAAATACCGTTTACGATGAAAGGTGTACGCCTGAACGAGTAGCTTTCCCAGTGTTCACTCCCTGGATCATCGGTGGAGGGTACAGCGATAATATACCTATAGTTCCAGGAACGAACTATAGACCTCAAGGTTTCTTAGGAAGCAATACTAACAACATTCACCAAAATACTCAATATGGCGCTTCTGTATCTTCTATAACTATAGGAACCCGGGGAGATTATATCGTAGGTCAGCATACCCCACCTTTATCAGGTGGTAAAGGAGGATCAGCTTCCGACAGAAAAAAAATCCCTCGAAGTGGTCTAGATGGATTTGTTGGAAGTTTTAAGATTTATGCTCGACCTCTAACTACTAGTGAAGCTAAACGTAATTTTGATAGCCAAAAAGGATTTTTTCAAAATATTTTAATACCTACCCCCTAACGATGCCCAACTTTGATTTAAATTATGTAAAAAGTGTTTCTAAGAATAGAATCTTAGGAGTAGCCTTTCCTATGATGAATGATGGCATTGGAGGGTATGTAGCTCAAAATGAAAATATTCGGTCCTTAAGAGATTGTGTTGTACAGTTGCTTATGACTGGAAGAGGTGCTCGGGTTATGAGACCTGACTATGGCACTGATCTCCGAGCTTCTGTATTTGAACCTTTAACTGAGGATCTCATAGATTCTTTAAGAAAACAAATTTTACAAGTAATCGCGAAGTATGAACCAAGGGTTATTGTTCAGCGTGTTGAAATCACGCCTGACTTTGAAAGACATACCATAAAGGTACAACTTTATATTACATCGAAAGATGATCTACTAAATGGAGAACTGGTGGAGGTTCTCGTATAATTATGCCAACTAATGTCAACTATTCCCGTTTCTTTGAGGGACTGTACAATGTCTCTGGATTTGATGGAACCATTGAATCCGATTTCTTGAAATTAGGACAGGTTCCCGACGATAGAAAATCTGACCTTATCGATTATAACATCAATGGATTTGATGAGTATAGAACAGCCTTACAAGATTATCTAAAATCAGTATATCCCCTGGAATACAACAACTTCGCAGCCTCGGACTTAGGTCAGATGATACTTGAAATGTTTGCGTACATGTCCTCAGTTCTTGCTTTACGCGCTGACATGACAGCTAACGAAATGTATATTGACACCGTCAAGAGTGAGGATAACCTGAACAGACTACTCCAACTCATCGGTGTAAGTATGAAGGGACCCACCGCATCAAAAGCTACGGGATTGCTAACACTCCCTGATGATGTAGTAATCGACACTGCTGGCATCACGATTAATAAAGCGGACCGAAGCGTTGAGGTAACTAACCAACGAAGCAATGCACCTGTAACGTACACTGTTACTAGGCAGCAAAACGATGGCTCCCTTGACCTATTCCACGAAGATTTATCAATACCGAAAGATGATTTTGGCGGTTCCCAATACGCCAGTGGATTATTTTTAGTTGAAGGAGCATTCGGGTCAGATAGCGGAACATTCCGAGGAGGTTTAAAAACCAGACAGACTTTTGAGATTACTAATGGTCCAGTTATAGAAGGGAGTATTGGAGTATCCTCCACGGAAGGAGAGGGAGGAACCCAGTACAACGAAATTAGTAATTTGTTTCTGGCTTCAGGAGGCGCTCAACCTGTTTTTGAAAAAACATACACCGGAGGATTGGGAGCTCTTCTTACTTTTGGTGATGGGGTGAGGGGGAGGCTACCCACTCCTGGAACTACCTTTGTAGTCACTTATCGAACGGGAGGGGGAGGTAATGGTAATATTGCGAAAGGGACACTGGATACAACTATCACATGTTTTAATGGTGTTACCCCTGTAGACGGTACATTGACGAATACAACTAAAGGTTCCGGGGGAACTGCCGCCGAATCTGTGGCTCATGCCAAGAGATACGCCCCATATTTCTTCAGGACTCAGTATAGAGCCGTTACTGGAGAAGATTATAATGTTTTAGCTAATTCTTTTGTGGGAACTGGAGGAACAACCGCTAAATGTATGGCTTCCCTGAGAACTAATGGAGCTGCTGCTAACATAATTGATTTATTCGTGCTATCCAAAGCCTCTAATACTCAACTCGAACGAGCATCTGTAGCTATGAAGAAAGAGTTATTAGATTACTTCCAGGACTACAAAATGCTTACGGATGACGTCGTGATCTCGGATGGCGTAGTACGAACTTTAGATATGGTAGCTACCCTCTATATCGACAAATCTAACAGGTCGTTCATTGACTCCATTCAACAAAAAGCAGCAGACAAACTCCTTGAGTATTTTAATGTGGATAATCTGGCGTTCGGACAGAAATTAAGTATGTCGGATGTTAATAACTTTATGTTAACTGTACCAGAGATTAGATTTTTTAAAGTAGATAATCTCCCTGAAAATATATTCGTAAACTTTAATGAAATTGTACAACTAAACAACTTTGAATTCAGTACGGAGCTTGTATAACAATGACGATGTCGGATAAAGGTGCAGGACAGGAACATTTTAAGGCTAATTATATTGAAGTAATTAAGCGTATAGTTCCTGAGTACTACGAACAAACGGAGTATAATCTGTTTGGGTCGGAGGAGGACTTACAATATAGAGTCCTGGGCTCTATCCTTCATTTAGCCAGCCATGTTTCCAGTCTTATTGGAGCACCGACAACCTACAATCTACAGTCGTCCGCTTTTAGTGGGAATGAATCATTTGTACCATACTGCGTTCCTTTTAATAATTTAACTAATGTAACCCCTGCGACCTACGAAAATTACGTTCTTAGACCATTAGGGAAAACGTTTGGAAGTTTTAGGAACAAAGAAGAATTTTCTAATTTTCTTTTAACTTCCGCACTCCCACATACTGAGTTTAATAATGTTAGTGAATTTTTTGGTAGCAGCTTTAGTTCAATAGTAGACCCTGCGGTAACCACGATGTCAGGTGTCGCAAACACTTTGATAGATCAACTTGGTTGGGTATATTTCCTAAACACACCGGGAAGCGTCGTTGATTCAAATTCAGTTCCAGTAAGTTCTTTTCTTTACAGTTCCCTTTTGGATAATACTTATTATGGAAAGAGAATTAAAACCTCTGATGGTGTACGAAATTTGTTTAAATGGATGTACACCAATGCGAAAGGAAGCGGTACGGGGTGGTCGCGGATCAGAGACATCTACTTACCTGTTCCCTTTAACAACCTATCTTCTACGTATACCCCTCTTCCCGGAAAAGCTGGTAATTACTACGCGTCCGGAGGACAGCTTGTAAGCGCCTTGGATACCCTTGTTAGTGTATGGGTAAACGAAGACGACCCAAACTCTCTCTACTTTAGAGATGTTGTTAATGCGTCTCTTTTAGGATTTAACGTTAATAGGATGGAAAATGCTGGTCCTATGAGTAAAATGCTTAAGGCTCTTGCCTATGGATTTTATGATGTCCAAACCTCAATCAGAGACATACAGTATTTGCTAGATATCGAACAGTGTCCGGATGAATTTTTACAATATCTAGGAAGATATTTAGGGTGGACATTTTTCTCTACGGATCCCGACAAATGGCGCGACCAATTAAAGCAAGCTATTTATCTCTATAAAGCTAAAGGTACAAAACAGGCTTTAACAAACGCGGTTAACATGGTCATCCCGTCTTCTGTGTACAACCCGGTAGCTCCTGTATCGGGTCTACAAGAGTTGTGGGAATCCTACATACCAAACCTTATTTACTATACCCTAAAAACAGAGACTGATTTAGGTAAGGACAATGCTAAGTACCTAGAATTTAGATCAGCTTGGAAACAAGCCCTCGCTGCGTCTGGTATTCCTATAACTGTAAGGAATTATGATCCTCATGATAAAGATATAAATGTTCGTTTTGCTGTGGATGCAGTTTTAGAACTTTTAAATTACCACTACAACTACATGAAGATTGGTGGAATTCCCTATAAAGATACAGGATTTTGGCAAGCGCAGGTGGGGCGAGGTGTAGCGCCAGGGTACAAGTACCGTGACGCTTATTTAACAATACCTCCGTGGGAGGAAAGTAGGTTTTACCAAAATTGTGAAGCTGGTCCACAGACTGAGCGTTTTGTTCGTAGTGTATCCTCAATATTAGCAAGAACATATGAGGAAGCGGGTTGTGGTGTAGTCGCCTCTGCTGCCAATACTGTTGCGAAATACATAGCCAGTGGTGTTTCTATTAAAAATGTAGATGGAATTACTGAGCCTGGGTGGGGGGTAAACAACGCCTTCAAGTTCATGACTTCCTCCTTACAATTGCCATTCAATTACAAACAGGTAATAAGAAATGGCGATTTGGAAAGTATGAGTGTATTTGATTATTGGAATTCCAAATCTTCTGTAGTTAACTCTAAGTTCCATTTATCGGCTTTCGACTTCTCTTCTAATGATTACACAAATCTAGCTAGAACAAGGATAGGCCGTAAAGGAATTCCTGCTATTGTTGATATATTCCGTCAATTCGCACCCTTTCATGTTCTTAACAAGATATATGTTGGTTCTGGAATCGAGGATTTTTATTACAGCACCCGTACTGACGGAAAAGGTATCCCCGGCACCGATGAGCCCGGAGTGGCTTGGTCGGGGATTATGGATGTGGAAGTGATAAACACTATCCAGTCCGACATGGACCAGCTTCATAGTAGTTACACTCTTTCCGCCTTCCCGGGCGCGTGGGCAGCAGGAGGTTCTTTCAGTGGAGTTGGGGTATTTCCTAGCATATGGAATCCACAGAACGGAAGATTCCTCCCGTCCGCCTGTCTTCATGCCCAATCTCCAAACGACGCAGGAAACCAAACATCTTATTTCTGGAGTGGCGGTGGAGGATCAGCCGTAGATGGAAGAACTACTTCAGGCTATAAGCAACTTTTGGCTCGCAGAACCGCTGGAAGACGCAAAGATTTAAAATACAAATTTACTGGTTGGGCGCAAAACAGACAAGGACTCAACCAACCTATTGCTACTGACTGGTTTGGTATGAGTGGAGGAGCCCTTCAATCCGTGCTTAAACGGAGAGGTTTGAATCTTCCCGGATTCGTACCGAAAGGATTCAACTTCTCCTCTCAGAGTTTCGTAGATACCAGTGGCAGTCTGTCTTCAGTGTACTCTTATTATAATACTTCTGCCACGCCGTTCTTTGAGTTCCATGCTTCTTCTTTCTTCCCGGCTCGAAATGTCCCATTCATGGAACCCAACGCATCAAGCTTTAACCAATTAAGAGATGTTTTTGGTTCCCCAATTTTGCGGGCTATGACGACTATTTTTATTAAACGTGGAAGAAAAGACTCAAGATGGTATAGATTTACTGACCAAGGATTCGAAAACTTTAAGTTTGGTACGGGGGTACAACAGCTATACCACGACTATAACAATATATTCAGGAGACAGCTCCAGTGCGCGATATTGCCAGCAACTCAAGTCGCCGACGATCCGGCTGCAGGAGGATTTAATATCCTGGCACACGTATTCGGTCCCCTTCTGTTCAACCATAACTTTTCTATTAAAGGTACTATCCAAAATAATTTAGGTTCTAAAGCATACCCAGGAACTTACGGGGGTCCCATCTCCTCAATTCACCCAGACTGGAGTGGAGTTATAACGACTCCCTTCGTTAGAACCCACAACGCTTATACTAACACTGTAGGGAAGCGCAAATCCCTCACGAAAGGAATTTTGGCTCCAGGAGCCTTTGGATCTTACGTTAATGCATTAGATACTTTTGAAGATCCTACCAAGATTTATCAGGCTAACAGAACTGTACTTTCGGGAATAGAGTTTGTAGCACCGACAGTTAACTCAATAGCTGTATGGAATAACGAATATAATCCAAATTATAATATAGATTCAATTTCCTCAAATGGCATTACTTTTGTACAAAGAGATGGGGTGACTTTCCCTACAAACACAGTACGTGCCCGGTTCCCTTTAGAAGGTAATATGAACTACTCTTATAACGGAAAATTAAAGTTTCCTCCAAGGGATACTGCCCTTAGGAGTAAATCTCTATCCGCCATAGCTGGATGGGGGCTTCAAGACTGGAACCGGACTCCTGTAATCAATTCGGCAGGAAGTACATCTCACCCCAATACCTCTATCACTTTCCGTGACAGTGCAGGAAGTGCTATTCCTATTGTGATACTCGAAGGTAAGGGAGGAGTTTCAGGAGCGGGAACGCAGGGAGTATTCTCTAGTATTCTAGGCATGTCGCAAAACCCTAATTTGGTTACGGCACATGATTCTCCCTCTCGCGTCAGCCCCCCTAACTTAAGACCGTTGACTCCAGGAAATAGTTATAAGATATCCTTGGAGGCATCTAGTAATCCTACACGAAGCGACCAACGCCTAACCTACGCTGTTATTAATAGAACGAAAGATAAGAATTGGGTACAACCCACAGGTAAATGGGAAGCCGTGCCCGCGACATATAAGGAGACTCTCGTTAATGTGATGACCAGCAGCATTACTAGACCTGAACCCGGCTGGGCGATCTTTACGGGAACCATAACGACCTCTTCTATATTTGAACAAGTGGACAATTATCAATTACTTATTTCTCCTGCTAATAAAGGTGCTACCACACGTTCTTCGTATAAAGTAAGGAACATTAAAATAGAAGATTATGAACAAAACCCTACAAAGACGAGTGGGGGGAGACAAGGTAATAAACTCTTCAAGGATCAGGAATACTTATTAGGTATCGACGCAAGGGTCGCCAGGATCGCCGAAGCTAACACTCATCCTGACGAAAAATTGTATGTACGAATCGTAACTGATCCTAAACCTTTTGTCGGGAATGGCTGGTTTTCGTTTGCTAAAAATTGGTGTTATGATTGGGAAGCTAATTCATGGAGTGAAGTTAGAGAAACTGCAAGTGATAGACAATGGAAACAATTGCCTTTCCCAGGAAGCTCTATTGACACTACGCGCCATGTAGTAGAATTTAACACTCTTAACAGCCGCACTCCTCTTAAGTATAGCTCTCTTTCTAAGGACGGTCCCCTGGGAGGATACTTCGCAACGGCAGGACCAGTCCATGATGACCAAACTGTATACTATGTAGAGATAGGTAAGCCTGATAAAACGGGAGATTTTAATGGAGTAACATTATTAGGTGTAGATATTATAAATAAAGCCTATAATATTTATGCAGAGGATTACTCCAAAAAAGATTTTGGAGATATATTCGATTTCTTTGACGATTTGAACATTAGTAAATCGTCTAGGGATGCCAGGGATTCGTCCGGTACCTACCTACTATCGGGTGGAAGCCGAAGCGAATATCTAGAATATTGGGGTGGTAGTCACTCAGCCACTAATGGAGTTTACGGATTTAGAGAAAATGATTAAAGGTAATATAGAAATTTTCCAAAGTTATGGAGATACCCATAAGAGTCTTTACAAAGGCTCTAACATGGTGGTTGATGGTTTTAGAAAAACCGTTGCAGACGTAATGACCTATATGCCTAATCCGAGTGCTACTCCTACCTCTATGGAGCCAGGAGTGAGCTCTGTGTCAAGTTATCAAATTCAAGCAATGACGTTAGGTAGCGCTAAAGAAGGTTACTCCCAAAGAGACTCTAGGTTCTGGTATAGTGGAATGGCAACTTCCGCTGAGAACTATCAACTCTTACCTGTTACTGATAATGCGACCTTCGAAATGTGGGATTGCTATTCTAGTATCGGCTTTAACCAATGGAAGTATGATAATGTAGTAGATGCCAATATGTTAGTTAACCCAACACTAAATGCGCCGTTCATTAGGGAGGCGGGGAGTCCAGTGCCTGGGTGGAAGACAAATTATTTGCATCATGACTCTCCGCGTCTGGTAAGCAGTACCACCGATATTACCTCCGAAGGGGAGATAGATATCACTAAATTTGAGTTAGTAACAGGTCAACAGCAAATAACTCTTCGTCAACAGCTTCCTGAGATGAGGTTAGGTGGTGTATACACTTTATACACTAATGGGAAAGCTCATAATGCTACTATGGATGTTCGCATCTCACGAGGAAAAAATAATATACCTCTAGAATATTATGATTTTTCTACCGAAAAATTTGTTGTCTTAGATAAGGATAATACAAATTTAACCTATACGATACAATTAAAGAACTTCTACGAGGTAGATGAATTTAGATTTCGACTAAGAGGTAATGAGAAGGACCAAGCGTTCCAACCAAACAACGAATATTTTATTGAATATATTTTTCCGTCTATAGGATTTATAGACGAAAGATTTGCTCCTTGGGATTTTAATTACGTGAATCCTTATATTAATATTGTGCGCCTAGAGATATGTGATGAGCGCCATCAAATTCTTAGGAATCCGAATTTCTTAGAACATCAAAGTATATTGATAAATAACGATTTTGATATATTGAATGAGTTTTCTGCGGACGAGGCTACCAATCCAAGTGTTTGTGCACAAGCTAGATTGTTCAATACCGTGGGATGGAAACAATTAAACCCACTTGTTAGATATTCTGCGCACCCAGGTCCCCGGGAGGATAACAGCCACTTAGGCTGTGTCTTCCCTTTATCTGTAAACCACAAAGCGATCAGTCCCACTCAGACGGACGGCGTTGCGCTCTATACATCATCTATTGATTTAGATTCAAGTGGAGCTGCCTTGGTGGAACAAACCTTTAAGTTGGGAAGGGAGTATAGGAATCCTTTTGCATTTGCTGGTAATACTAGTACGGACCCCGAGTTACTAGGAGCCGCCAACGGTCAGTATGATAATAACTCAACGCTCATGATGTCCTTCGATACCCAAGTATCCGGAGAATCTACTGCGGCGAATTGCGGAAATCTCCAAATTACTTTAAGAAGAGATTCCGATGGGTATGAATATAATTTCACTGAGCATAGTACGACTTTGCAAAATGATATCTGGACTCCTAAAGGAACCCCCTATAAGGTTTCTTATGCCGCAAAAGGGACATGGTACCAAAAAGGAGTACAAGTAATTCTCCCTGCGGACGCCAACTACGAAACCTATACAATTAGTATAACGGGTACAGGAAGGAGTGATGTTGCTGGCTTCTGTTATTATTTAATAAGAAATTTTTCTTTGGGACCCCTAGCTGGATGGAGAACTTATGTTTATGACCACAGTGGGATTGCCAAATGGAACCTTAACTCTAGTCGGGCTAGGGTAAAA